TGCGACTATATGGAGATGAAGTATGGAGTCGATTCTAATATTTTTCGTATTCGTGTTGCTGGTGAACCACCTATTGAGGACGAAGGTACGCTTATTCCGTTGGCTTGGGCAGAAGCTTGCGTCGGGAATGAGATTTCAGTACCTGAAGATGAACCCACTTACATTGGAGTCGATGTGGCAAGATTTGGTGATGATGACAGTATTATTCTTCCTCGTGTCGGTAATGTTGTACTTCCTTGGGAAACTTTCCACGGAATGAATACTATAGATTTAGCTATGCAAGCCCGCCTATATGCTATTGAAAACGATGCACAAGGAATGGCTATTGATGAGATTGGTGTCGGAGCTGGTGTAGTGGATTGGCTGGCGAAGCATAACACGGAGAACTTGTTCGGAGTAAACGTATCGTCCGCCTCCAGCGATATAACTAAGGCCGACAGACTTCGTGATGAACTTTGGTACAGGATGAGAGATAAGTGTATGCGAATGCAGTATTCTTTCCCTACTAAGAAGGAACCTGGCGACGTCCTTTCGATGGGACAGAAACTCGCAAACGAACTGTCCAGCCTCCGCTACACCTTTAATACGCACGGAGGATTTAAGGTTGAAAGCAAAAAGGATGCAAAGCGAAGAGGTGTTCCTTCTCCAAATATCGCAGATGCACTCGGTTTAACTGAATATTTCAGCAATGTTGCTACTCGAGTATTTAGAACTAAACCAAAAAAGAAGAGTGTAGACAGATGGAAGCAAATTTATGGACAGTACGGGAACACTGTTAACAAAGACATCTGGATGGTGACATAATGAAGTGGGGAACTAGAGCTCAGTTTTATCGTGATTTTATGAATACTTTCCGAAAAGGTGACTGGGGAGAAGAAGCTAAGCTTGCGTATGAAACTATGACTCAAGGTGCAAAGACAAATGTAAAAGATATTATCCGCGCTATGTCAGAAGAAAAGGTTGCTGAGTTAACAAGAAAGCCTTTGATTACAAAGCGTAATTATCATTTAATACTTAGTGATGCTGATGCTTTCTATAATTTACCTAATGATAGAATTGCACTCGGCCCTGTAACTATGAAAGACCCAGGTACAATAGCTCACGAAGCAAGGCATGCTCAGCAATTTAGACCAAGGACAAGTTCGATAGGAACTCCTATATGGTTAAATGATGATATGTATAATTTCTATCATAGTGAAGGTGGAGGTTATAATTATCCTGTTGGCAAAATAGCTATGTGGGATTTCTTATATGGAAATACAAGTAATGCCGCTGAAGTAGATGCTTTGCTTTCTGAGATGGCTACGAATGTAAAGGCACGAAGTATTGCCGATGCAAGAAAGATAAAGAAAACTGGAAGCGCAGCAACTCCTACATTATGGAGAAGTATGAAGTTAGGAAAAAGTGAACCAACACCTCTACATACTGCTGTATGGGAAGGACTTTCAGAAGCTGTAAAGGAGCATTATTTAAAAACTGCCAGTATCGCGGGTCTTGGCTTTTTGTCAGAACCTAAATTGCAAGGAGAGGAGGAAGATTAATGGCAAATTTAGTTGATTTAATTGTTGAGGGACTTCTTGGAAAAAAGAAGAAATTGTCCGAAGAAAAACCTGTTGAGGAAATGGAAAATCCTGTTGAAAATCCTGAACGTCAACTTAAGCTTGGAGAAATACATAAAATTGGTAGAGTAGCCAAACCGAGGTGATTTATGAAAATGATAGATACAAAACTTCCTCCGCCGAAGCCTATTAAAGAAAATACAAAAAATGGACTTTCTGTGCCATACAACGAATATCCTTACGGAACAAGGATAAATTTAGAAAAGGAGTTAATCAATCGTCTCGGTCTTGATTTAAAAAAGCTGAATGTTGGCGATGTTTTTACTATTGTTGCATCTGCTGATGTTATAGAAATCAGGTCTCGTGAGGCAAGTGATAGCGAAAGTAAAGCTATTGAACTTCAAATAAAGAAGATTGGCTTATCTCCTGACCCAATTGCAGGTGCTTTTAACAAACAAGAAACTAAAGTGGCTAAGCCGAGGTAATGATGCCAGTAAAAATAACCAAGATTTCTAAGGATAGATATCGCGTCGCTACTCCCAATGGTGTTAAGGCGAAGTCGACTACAAAGGAAAAAGCATACAATCTTCAGCGATTGTTAAATGCCCTTGAACACGGCTGGAAGCCGACTAAAAGGAGTGGGAAATGATTGAGACTTATGATAGTTCAATACTGACTAAGCCGGATTCTACTGATTCGCAAAGTGAAGAAGAGTCTAAATTGCTTAACAAGCTTTATACTTGGCAGTTGGAAGCAGAGGGAAGTACAGCTGAAAGAAACTACAGGATTGAGTCGAAGGAAGACTATGCCTTTTATGCTGGTAAACAGGATAGTAAGGAGATAATAGATGAACTTACAAAACAAAAGCGTCCTACGACTGTATTCAATACAATACTTCCAAAGATAAATTTACTGATTGGTCTTGCGGGGCAGTCAAATAAGGTTCCTTATCTGTTTCCCGTTTCGCTTGGTGATGATGCAATTACAGAAATTATGAATGGAGCATTTAAGCATTTTCGTAGAAGAGCTAAAATTTCAAGACTTGAAAATGAATGCTTTGAACATGCTGTAAAAAGTGGCAGGTCTCTTTTGGGTTTCTGGGTTGGTGGAGACAACCCAATGGAACCTGAAATAAAAGCTGTTCGTATTTCTGGACGTGACTTTTTGCTTGACCCAACGAGTGTTGCATATGATATGTCAGATGCACGTTACCTGTTTGTAGATAAATGGCTCGAAGCTGATGATATACAAGCCTTCTTTCCTAATCTATCATTAGATGAAATTAAATCTTTATCACAAAGTTCTACTGAAATGCCACAGTTTTATGATACTGTGACTAATAAATATAGATTGACTGAGTGTTGGTACAGAAAGTACGAAACTGTTTACTGGATAGAAAATCCGTTGACAGGAAAAGTGGAACAAACAACACTTGAAGAATTTAACAAGTTTAAAGCTGCACTTAAGAAAGGAATTCCTGATGGTAGGGGAGGAATTATACGTTATGATAAAGAGATTAAATCAACAAAGAGACTGGTTAAGAAGGTCTATTACGCCATATATTCTGGGAATAAGTTGGTGGAGGCAGGTCGTTCTCCTTATAATCATGACTATTTTCCATATGTGCTATTTGGTGCTTACAAAGACGAGGACGAAAACAGGTGGTTTTCGGTTATAAATATGATGAAAGACCCTCAAAGGGGAAGAAATGCTATACGTAGGCAACTCCAGCATTTACTACAAACAGCACCGAAAGGCTTACTTGTTCATGAAGTAGGAGCTTTGCTTGATGAAGAAGAATATGACGCTAAGTCCTCACAGCCAAATTTCAGGCTTGTTATATCACAAGGGAAGTTTGATAAATGGAGATTTACTGACCAACCACAGATTTCTCCTATTTATGCTCAACTTGACCAGACATATGAACAGGATATGAAAGATGCTTCTGGTATTCAGAATGATATGATGGGAATTGAGACTTCGTCTCGACAACCTGGAGTAACTTTGCGACTGAGACAGCAAACAGGTATGGCTGTTTTATACATCTTGTTTGATAATTTCAGAGAGTCTCGGCTTCTTTCTGCTGAAATAATGGTAAGCATGATTCAGCAATATATGACACAAGCCCAGATGATTCGTATTGAAGGGCCTGAGGGTGCATATCTGACACAAATAAATACTCAGTTAAATCCTCAAGTACCAGGATTTAATGACATAACTGCACTTAAATATGACTTTGCTATTGACGAAGCGGTAGAAAATACCACTATGAGAATGGCAATCGCTCAAATGCTCACAGATTTTAGCCAAAATAACCCTGGAAGTATTCCTCCTGATATGATTCTTGAGTACAGCGATATGCCTCTTAGTGCAAGAATGAAAGTAAAAGCGTATCATGAACAAATGCTTGAACGTGAAGAGCGTATGGCACAGATGGAAATTGAAGCTAAACGTGAGGGAAACCTTACTAAAGCACAAACTGCGATATACAAAAGTCGCCAAGACAGACGAAATAAGGCATCAAAACAAAAATCTAAATAAACATGGAGGTGTTTTATGGCTACAGTGGTAAATGAGGTGCAGAGTAACAATGAAGAAGTAAGATTGGATAAATCTGAGGCCTCTGATGGTAAAAGTTTTATTGATAATATTGAACCAGATGATGAAACTGAAAAGGAAGGTGATGAAAATGGCAAAGAAAGCGAAAAAGACGAAGAAAGCGAAAAAGGCAAAGAAGTAACTGATGATGGGAAAACTAAAGAAGAACCCGTTCTTGACGAGAAAGACGAGGAAATAAGAAATCTACGACAAATAAGTCGAGACCAAAAGCGTGAGCTTGATAAGGTAACGCAGGCGCTTGAGAGAACTAATAAGTTACTCAAAGAAGCCAACCTTATTCCTCCTGAAGAAGAGGAAAAGAATAAAGCAATTGAAGAGTTTAGAGCCAGACGTGAGGAACAGCTTGAGAACCTACTTGAAATTATGCGTGTATCTGACCGCTATGGAGATGTCGATGAAGTTGTTTCGCAAGAACACTTTGATGACATGGTAGAAGCAATGGCCAGGGCTTACATTGCAGAGCATGGTGGCAAGCTGGAGGACGTCATTAAGGGTGTTGAGGCTGAAATATGGGCTACAAGAAACCCATATAAACTCATGTATGACAATATTAAGCGTTACCATCCAGATTATAGAACCGCTTCAACTGACAAAAGTGAAGAGGGTAAAGTAGCTGGGAAAGATGGCAAAGGAAGAACAAGGGAAGGACTTGATGCAAAGAAAATTGCCTTGAGTATTCATGAACTTGGTGGTGGTTCATCAAGCGGTGATGGTGGTTGGACAGCAGCAAAGATTGATGAGCTTGATGAATTGGAACTTGACAGAGTCCCTAAAGATGTTTATGATAAATATCTGAGGGGAGAACTAAAATAAAAAGGAGACAATATGGCATCTCATGACCTTATATTTCTTACAAATGATGGGTCAACAAGGAAGAAATGGGCAAAGGAACTTTACCGTGCTATTCTGAAAGCGGTAGAGTTTAATGACCTTGTTGGTACTGGCCCTAATTCTATTGTTCAGCTGAAAACTGACCTTGCAAAGGGTGAAGGTGATACTATTACTTTCACAATCAGACTTCCACTGACTGGTGAAGGTGTTGTTGGTAGCAAGACTGTTGAAGGAAACGAGGAGAAACTTCGGACTCGGAACTTCAGCATGACTATCGAGGAACTTAACCATGCAGTAGATACTGGCGGTAGAATGGACCAGCAGCGTGTACCATTTGACCTGATACAAGAAGGCAAGGATGGACTGCAAGAATGGTGGACTGATAAGCTCAGTGACTATGTCTTTGCGACTCTTTGCGGTGATGCAAGTTACAAAATCGCTGGTGAAACATTTGCTCAGGCATGTGAAGCACCTGATGCTGACCATCTTCTTAGAGTCAATGATGTTGCATCAGATGCAGCAATGACTGCTGCTGATATGATGGATCTCAGCTTTTTGGATAGGATGAAGCAGTTAGCAGAAGTTCCAACTGGAACTGAATGTTACAGGATTCGTCCTCTCTTGATTGGTGGAAAGAAGTATTTCAGGGTTATTCTCCACAACTACGTTTTTGACCGGCTGCGTCAGAACTTTAACGCTGGTCAGTGGGGAGATATGCTCCGCAGTGCTCAGAAACTTAATCTTCCTAATATTGAGTTTGAGTACAACGGAATGCTGATTTCCAAAAGTGAGCGTATTAGAAAGTCTTCTACTAATCCAAATGTTTATAACAACGTTCTGCTTGGTGCTCAGGCTGCATGTTTTGCTTGGGGCGGTGCAGGTGAATCTAAATCCTCTGTTATGGCCTTTGTTCCTTACGAAAAGGACGCGAAGAGATATGTCATGATAAGAGGTGGTGGAATCTTTGGCTGTAAGAAGACTAGATTTAGTGGTAAGGACTTTGGAGTAATTACAGGCCGCAGCTACGCCACAAAGCTGTAGTGGGAGGTGACTGATGGCAACGGAAAGATTCGGACATAGGTTTTCTGACAGGTATATGATGGCAGCATCTCGTCTGATGGTTGCACCTGATGACGATACATATTTTGTCATTCAGATACCTCGGTATGCCCTTGTTACTGATGTAATGCTGAATATTCGTACAGCTTATATTGGCGGTGCTCCGAGTATTACAGTTGGTTTTGCAGGTAATGGTGAGACAGCAAACACTGCATACTTTATTACCAATGATATAGCTGAACCTACAGTAGCAGGGATTAAAAATTCCATTAAGGACACTATTGCTTCTAACAGAAGTAAATATTTCTCAGATGGAAGTGGAAGCATCACAGTTACTGTTGCTGCTGGTGGTGCTACAACTGAAGGAACGTTTGAAGTCTTTGCTCAATACGTTCTTATTTCTTAATAAATCCTATAAGGAGGATATACTATGGCTACGGTAACTGGAATAGATTACAGAAGGACAGACCAAAGGACGAATGTACTAGAGAATCCTTATTGGTTAACCTCTGCTGAAGTTGTGGCAGTTGATGCAGTTGCAAAAGCTGCGATTCTTTTTAGCTTTCCTGTGGCAAGCAGAAGGACTGTTTTTCTGCAGGTGTTGTTACAGGTAACAGAGGCGTTTGCAGGTGGTACACCAGCTGGTACACTTGGTGTCGGTACTATTGCAACTAATGATAAGACAACTGGTGATGACGTTACTACAGTTGATAACGATGAGTTCATTACCAGTACTGATGTTACATGGAATACGCCTGGGTATTATGAAGTAACTACAGCGACAGGTTCAGATTATGAGGATGCTGTTAAAACAGGATTGTATCCTGCTCCAGCTTATATTATAGGAGCTGCGTCAACTGTTCCTTGTGTATGTCTGTACCTGACTAATGTTGGTACTTACACTGCAGGTAAATGTCGTGTACATATGCTTGTAACAGACGTTCCTGGATTCTAATAAAAGCACAGAAAGTCAAAATTTTGTACTTTCTGGATGGGGTGTCAAATGAACTTAGGTGAGTTGGTAAATGAAGTAAGAACTAACTTGAAAGACCAGCGGGCTGATGTGCTGGCTTCTATCCAAGATTATATTAACGAAGCATATAGGTGGGTGGCAGAAGAAACAACTCTTCCATCACTTAAAACTCTCTTCACTGTGGATACTGTACTTGAACAGGCCTACACAACTATAACAGGTAACTTTGATGGAAGACTGTTGTATTGTGGAACCAGTGAAGGAAAGATTTCTGTTCTTGATGGAGGTCTTATTGAACTCCTCGAGAATCATCCTGACCTTTCAGAGGAAGGAGATATTGAACACGTAGCAGTTGAAGGTTCTACGCTTTGGTATGCAAAGATACCTGCAACTGTAACTTCGTTAATTTGTCTTGGATATTATAAACCAACTCCTTTAACAGTAAATACTGACACCCCATCAGCTATTCCTGACTATCTTCACAGAGGTTTATTGGTGAACAAGGCATCAGCAATAGGCTATTCAATAATTGAAGATGGCCTTGAAGGTGAAAGACCTAATACGAGTTATTATGAAGGAGAAGCTGTAAAGGCACTTATATTGCTTAAAGGTTGGGTTGAGAAGCGTCGTGGGCATCTGAGACGCGGAGTATGGAGTGTATGATGGCTTATAAGACTGTCCCATTTCTCAGAGCGTCAAATGGTCTTAATGTAATTGCAGACCCTGTAAGAATAGTGTTTGATGCAGAAAAAGGTGTTGTTGACCTTGCCACTGCTTATAATGTAGATATTGATTCAAGTGGAAGAATAAGTCGACGGACTGGTCAGACACTAAAAGGTGCTTGGGCTTCTCACAGTATTTTTGCCGAAGGTGATGTGTGCTTGTTTGTCAGTGGAACAGCATTATTTCAGCTTAATCCTGATTATACTCGTACAGGGATAAGAAGTGGATTGACACCAAATCTGCGAATGTACTATGTAAGGGTTAAAGACAGAGTCTACTATGCAAATGGTCGAGAGCTTGGTTATGTTTTAGGTGGAGTTTCCTACTATTGGGAAGCCGATACCTACGTGGGGCCAGCTACAACACGAGTGTTTAGCGACCCGCCAGCCAACATAACTATGCTTGAGATTTATAAAGGAAGAATATACGCAGCAGCAGATGATGTCTTGTGGTATAGTGAACCATTTGCTTATGGATGGTTCGACCTTGCAAGAAACTTTAAGGTGTTCAAAGGAAAGATTAGATTTATTAAAGCAGCTTACGGTACAACTGATAGAGATTCAGATGGTTTGTATGTTGGAACTGATTTTGGTGTAGAATTTCTCGAAGGAGATAATCCAGACCAAATGACTCGAGAACAAGTCAGCGATTCTCCGCCTGTAATTGGTACGGCTGTACAATGTGAAGCGGCAAGAGTAGCTGGACCAATTAAGACTGGAAAGGTTGTACTGTGGACGGCACAGAACGGAATTTGGGTTGGCGGAGCTAACGGACAAGCCGACTGCATTACAAAAGAAAGATTGAAGTACCCTTCGGCACTCTACGGTGCAGGGGTCTATTATAATGGGAAGTATATTGTACTTCTTCAAGAATAAGGAGGATTTACTATGGCGTTCAGATTTAGTACAAAACTAAGGAACCTGATTCTTAGTGGCGCCCCTTCACGAAGAACAAGTGTCATAAGGACAGCAACAACCATTGCTGCTGTTGATGGCGGTACTGGAAATGATTCGTTTACAGATTCTGGAAACGGGTTCGTTTCTGCTGGCTTTTCAGTCGGTGATGCTATTCTTGTTACGGGCTTCAGTGGAACAGGTGTTGCAAACAACGGAAAGATTTTTACAATTCTGAGTGTATCTCCAGGTATAATAGAAGTTGCTACTGGAAGTCTTGCTGCTGAGACAGCAGGTGCAACAGTCACAATTGTTCTAGTTGTTGGTAATAGTCTCAGAGATATTTTCAAGGATGGTGTTCTTGAAATATACAGCGGGACACAACCAGTAAGTGCAGATGCAGCGAAAACTGGAACACTGCTTGTACGAATTACATTAGGAAGTGGGAGTTTTGCTGCTGGGTCTCCAGATAATGGTTTGGAGTTTGGTCTTGCATCATCTGGTGTAATAGCTAAAGAATCTGGTACATGGTCTGGAACAGGTCTTGTTGCTGGTACAGCTGGATGGTACAGATTTTATGCAAATGAGTCAGACCCAGGTACGCTGGATAGTAGTTATCAGTATCCCAGAATGGATGGTTCAATAGGAACTTCTGGTGCTCAGCTTAATGCCAGCTCTACGAGCATCTCAGTTGGGGCTACAATCACTATTGATAGCTTCCAGATAACACTGGCAGAGGAGGGTGCATAAGATGAACAAGGTTAATCTAGGTGATAAATGGGGTATTCAGATGACAAGAAACAACTTCAATAAGCACAACTTTCTTGTATATTCAATCTGGGAAGTTGAGCATTGGAGAAGAAAACAGCGTGGAGCATTGTATGAATGGCAGATGGTTACTCCACCTGACTTGAGCGGGAATATCTGTACAGATGAAGGACTGAATGCGTTGCTTAATATTATGTTTCATGCAAGCACGCAAATCACAACTTGGTATGTTTTAATTTTTGAAAGCAATACAACGCCGGCTGCCGGTACAACTTATGCAACACCTGTATTTACAGAATCTACTGCATATGATGAATCAACAAGGCCAGAATATGTAGAAGCAGCCGCATCAAGTAAGAGTTTAACAAACTCTGCGAATAAGGCTGAGTTCACCATTAATGCTACTAAGACTATTTATGGTGGTGCACTAGTTGGTGGTGGAACAGGCGCAAGCACTAAAGGTGATGCTGCAGGTGGTGGTGTTATGTACTGTGCAAGCCAGTTCGGTTCTTCGAAGTCAGTGGTTGATGATGATATTCTTCGAGTCACAATCACTATTAATGCAGCTGATGCATAAAACTGGAGGGGTGAAAGTCCCCTCCCTTTTCTGAGAGGATACTATGCCAGTAGGTGTTGATACATATACTAAACTTTTAATGCACTGTGAAGGTACTGATGCAGCAACTACGTTCAGAGATGGTTCGTTTACTCACAGAACACTGACTTCAAGAGGTACATCTGCGCAGATAGATACCGCACAATTTAAGTTTGGTGCTGCTTCTGGACTATTTAATGCTGGATACGTGTATGCTGCAGATAGTGATGATTGGCACTTTGATGGAAACTTTACGATTGACCTGTGGGTAAGACATTCAAGCCTTCCATCATCCGGAAGTCATCAGATGTATATATCTCAGCATGTCAATACAAGCACACACTGGAACTTTCGTATTAGTAATATAGGTGGCAGTTATTATCTAAAATACGAGTTTGTCAACAGTGGTTCTGCTGTTATAAGTTTTTATTCTTCAGCTATAACTATAACAACGGGAGCTTGGCATCATGTAGCCTTAGTAAGGAACGGAAGTACCTGGAATATTTACTATGATGGTGTTGATGTAGGTGGATGTACTGATGCTGATTCTCTTGTTAATCTTGCTTCTGCTTTGTATGTAGGTTCTTGGGGTGCTTCTGGTGGATACTACTTATATGGCTGGGTAGACGAGGTTCGTATCTCCAAGGGTATTGCTCGTTGGACAGAAGGTTTTACTCCTCCAACAGATGCTTATTGGATTGAAGCAGATACAATTACCGACGCACTGACAACTCACGATGAATCTTCTGGAGACTTTACTGACACTGAAGTTGATTCTTATGTAAAACTCCTACTTCATGGTGAAGGTGCAGATGCATCTACAACGATTAAGGATTCATCTCCCACTCATAGAACTGTTTCAGTATATGGCAATGCTCAGATTGATACTGCACAGAAAAAGTTTGGTAGTGCTTCGATATTGTTTGATGGAGTCAGTGATGCTGTATACTGTGCAGATAGTGATGACTGGTATTTAGGTACAGGAGACTTCACTATTGATTGGTGGGTAAGATTTTCTTCGTTACCAACATCTGGAAATTATGCTCATATTATAGGTCAAAGAGTTAATGATAGTAACAGGTGGAATCTTCTTATAAATAACAATTCTGGAACCTATAGGATGATTCTTAGTGTTCAAGGAAGTCAGTCTTTTGAGATTACAAGAAGCTTTTCTTCGCTGTCAACAGAAACCTGGTATCATATGGCACTTACAAGAGCCGGTTCTTCCTTTAAGATGTTTCTTGATGGTAACCAGTTAAGTACGGAATACATAACTGGAAATACAATAGACAATTTTGCTGTAGTATTGACACTTGGTTCCAGATATTCAGATTATGCTTGGCCATTAAACGGCTGGTTAGATGAAGTAAGACTTATAAAGGGAAAGGCTGTTTGGACGTCAAGTTTTACTCCTCCAACAACACCTTATGCCTTACTTGAGCACAAGATTGAGGATACAACAATAGCAGAAGTGTTTACTCCAGACCCAGGTTTGCCAACAGATGCTGATATGACTGAAGATGTTAGTATATCAGACATATTTGGGTTTGTTGCTGGAGAAGAATACTACGGAGAAATTGACGAAGATATTGTATTAGAAGATATAGTAACTCCTAATGTTACATATTCCTATAATTTTATAGATGCTACTACACTATTTAGTGGAACTGTAGTAGATGGAAATGCCTCGTATGGTAAGTTATTGACTGAAGACTTAACAACAGCTGATGCAGTAGAAGGTCAATACAATATTACTATGTGGGGTTCAGCACAGTTTCCTCTGTTTGAGACTGCTGCATATACAGGACTTGGCTTTGCTGGTGAGGCAAACTTTCCTGTCTTCAAAGGTATTGCATACGCAGGAGCTCGAAGTTCGATTCAAGAAATACCAAAATTTGGACTTTCTGGGACAATGCAAATTCAGTATCCTTTTGGTCAAGCTGCAAAACACCCTAAATTTAATGGTGTTGCAGCAATGACAGTTGGGAAGGTTGCTAACGGAGACGCTGACTTTCCGTTGTTTAGTGGAACAGGTACGATGATAGGTAATCCACAAGTAACTGGGGATGTTAATTTTCCTGTCTTCGGTGGTAACGGAGGAATGAGTGTAGGCGGAAGATTTGCAAACTATGTCTTGAGGTATGTCAGATGAGAACACTTGGAATAGCATTGAACACAGAAATTGATGCACCATCCCAGTACATGGGTGTTGACTTAAATAGTCTGGCTGTATTTGGGGACAAGGTTATTGGTGCTGGAGAGACTGGGATTATGGAACTCAGTGGAGACACCGATAATGGAATTGTAATAACAGCCTTCTTTCAAGTCCCGTCTACTGACCTGGGTATTCCTCAGCAAAAGAAAGTAAGGTCAGTTATATTAAGTGGATATCAACATGGTAATCTTGATGTTACAGTCATCTGTGATAATGATGAGAAGACTGAGTACAGGATTAACTTGACAGGTCCACTTGACCAATCAACAGTAAAGGTTGACCTTAACAGTGATGATATTGGAAGGTTTATTGGATTACTTGTTGAAAATGTAGATGGTTCTGATTTTAGTGTTGACGTCATGGACTTATTAATTCTTGCAACAGCTCTTGGCCCAGTTGTTAAAACAGTTATTGGACGACATAAAGTAAGTTTTCCACTTTTCAGGGGAGAAGGAAGTGCCAGCTTTAGTTAAGACTACAAGTTATGTGTATAGAGGTGATGAAGAAGCTGCAAGAAAGCTACATAATTTAGCTGACTTGCAGTTAATGAAGCTGCGTAACTTAATGTCGTTTAATAATCTTGACCAATATTCACTTACAATTTACAACAAGATTGGCGCGTATGTCAAGGTTTCTTCTAACTTCGGAGTCGAAGTTGCTGAGATTTTTTATCCTAAGATTAAAGGTAAACCTGAAGAAGTTGTAAAGAAGAAACGTATAGTAAGAATGAAAGTTGCTGAAGATTGGACATTACTTTATGCTCCTTGTCCATTACCTGACCCACAAGACTGGGATGGTTGGATTGACGCTGGGAAAGATGATTTAGGTGCGGATTCTTTTCTTAACGAATTCAGCTTATTATCTTTCGGACAGCCGATATGGGGAGATTTTACTATTGAAGGACGGCTTGATATAACTACATATCCTGGCGATTATGATGTATCTGACGGAGGATGGTTTTTGTTAAGTGCATCTTATCAACCAGGAACTATTCCACCAGGTACCTTATATGTTGGGCCAGTGTGGCAATCTGTAGGTATTTGCAAAAAGATAAATACTCGCAATGTTGTCTCATATACGCTTACTTTTCCAGCTAATCTGGTTCCTTCAATTAGTGTGGTAAATAAAACAGAATCAGGTCAAAAATGCTGGACAGCAAATGGAGGATTTTATGACCATCCAGAAGGTTTTGTTTATATTCCTTCAAATGCTTACGGAGTTACTACTCCACCAGTATGTACGTATGCTAACAGAAGAGACCCACAGTATTGGGACCCAGGATTTACTACTTCTTCAGGGGAGGGATATATAAGCTGGGAAAGTATGTATATGCTTGGTTTCTGGAAACAAGAATGGACATCTTACAATCCTTCTTCTTATTTAAATGAAGATAATTATGTCCTTTTCTATGACAAATATTCATGGTCTACAACAACATCGACAGATAGACTTATCAGTTCTGGGACTAATTATATTGCAGATGTTTGGACTGCACTTCATAATTACGGCTGGTATACAGAACAGATGAGATTAGAATATTTCGCAGTTATTGGCCCCAGTGGAGACCATGTTAACTGGGCCCACTATATTGGTGGTGATGGGAGATTGTATACAATAGACCCAGACGAGAGCGATTATTCTTATACAAGTAAAGGAACTATTACTTATGAAACTCATATGTGTGGAAAGCTTGAAGGCCAGTGGTTTGACGAAGTAATTGGTTCTGCTACCTGGAATGGTACAGCATCCTGGGGAGCAACTGGTGCATGGACAGGGGATAATATTTTTCCTTGGATGGCAAGAATATATCCAAAAGAGTATTTGTCTGAAGCTACTTCAGATGAACCTAAAAAACACTCAGAACATAATTTATTAATTGTAAGCTGGCTTAAAGGGGCAGCAGCTGGTTATCCGTCAAGCACGGACAAAGTACCTGGATGCGAAGGTATAACTTCTGTTACATATAGACTCAAACATGGTGATACAGATATATCTAAGACTTATGATGCTTCACATCCTGGTTGGCATGACGTCTGGACAGATTTAAATACAGGTAGAACATGGAGAGCCTACGGTGATTTATTTGCTGCACTAAAACAAACTGAATTTAGTTCAGTAGAAGTTGGCCCGCCTGAATGGATAGATTGGTGGCTTGCAGACGGCTCAAAATTTATAGTAGAGGAGGATGATACTTAATGGCAACAATTACTGAAACAATTCCAGAACGTATTGCAACACAAGCTCAAGCAGCAAGAGATTTTATTGGTACAAAGTGGACTGATGCTGATACAAAGGCGGATACAGCTTTTAATACAGCATTACAAGCTATAAGAAATATTGTAGCACTTGGACTTCCTACAATAACTGTACCGACAGTTACATGGGAAGATATCGCTGTTGATTTTTCTATTGATGTAACAAAGCCAGATTTGCCTGACATAGAGTTTAATTTTCCAAGTACAAAGCCTGTAATGGGAGAATTACGTGAATATCCTGTTTTTGAATTTCCTTTAAGTGATTTTAATTCGCTAAACAATGAAACAATTGCAGCTATTAGAGCAAAACTTGCTGCGGGTGGTACAGGTCTTGGTGCAGATGTTGAACAAGCAATTTGGGATAGAATGCGAAGCAGGAATGACGCAAAGAATTTAGCTGCATATGAAGAAGCTATGAATTACTTTGCAGCAAGAGGCTGGGAACTTCCACCAGGTGCTTTAGCCGGTCGACTTGCAATGATTCAGTCAGAAATTCTAAGAAGTGAAACAGATATAAACAATGATATTGCTATTAAACAAGCGGAACTTGCACTGGAAAATGAAAAGTTTATTTATGAATTAGCATTTAAGACTTGTACTGAGTATCAAAGAAACATAGTCGATGTCATTGCTCAGCAGAATAAAGCTGTTGTTGATGTATTCATTGCTCAGATGGAAGGATATAAGACAGATGTTAGTGCTGAAGCTACTCGAGTTGAAGCACTAGGAAAGATTATTGTTGCTTTGATGGATGGATATAAAGCTGAGGCTCAAGCTGAGGCTGCAGTAGTTGATGCAAAGTCAAGGGAAGTAGAAGCAAGAATAAAGCTTCAACTTGGTAAAGCTGAAGTTGCTTTAAAGATTACTGATGTACAAGTAGAAATAGCAAAATTTGCTTATGGCATGCAAGTAGAAATGTTTAAAACTATTGCTCAAGTAAGTGCGCAATTAGCAGCGTCTGCATTGGCAGCAGTTAATGCCAGCGTAACTTCAAGTTACAGTGCAAGCTCAAGTGAACAGGCTGGATATAGTGAAGGAAGGTCTTACGATATGACAAAGTCGACACGGGCTCTTTCAGAAAGTCACGTCCATACTTACGACGAGACTAAAACTAGATAAGGAGAGTATCATGGCACTTGCAAATAACCCATTTACTGACAGAGATTACAGGGATTGGCGTGAATCTCAGTTTGCTCACGGAGCTGAGATAGGTAAACAAGCTGGTGAATATCAGCGTGACCTTAATGCAATGGTAGAAAGAATGAGAGCAGAGAATGCTGAAAGAACTGCGCAAATAGCTGCTAATGTAGGAATGGCTAATATTGAAGCACATAAACCTTTATTTGAAGCACAAGCAAGTGCTATCAATGAAATGCTTCCATTAAAGAAGAAACGTGGTGAGCAAGAAATTGCAATGGGAGACATCGAAGAACGACTTGCAAAAATGCAACTTGAAGCTGAACCTGAATTTTTACAGAAGAAACTAAATCAATTCAAGCTTGGTGAGGCAGGATATAAGACGAACATTCTTTCAGCGATTAAACACGGACTTGAAGGTTATGAAAAACTTAAGGGTGGAAAAGGTCCGAGTTATTTAAATGAACTGTTTGGAATTAAAGATGAATTATCTCCTCCAGAACCTAAGATAATTCCGCCAGAAGAAAGTGCTAATGTAGCTAAACCTAAGAATAGTGGATTTCTTACTACGTTGTCTTATGGAATTCCTGCACTTACAGCTGGTATTGGTGCAGCTGTAGGTGCTCCCTTTGGTGGTATTGGTGGTATTGCTGGCGGTGCTGCAGGTGGTATTGGAGGAGAATACCTAAGACAGTATATTATGGGAGAAGATATTAAGCATGTACCTGCACTTATGTCAGGTATTGGCGGCGGTGCATCTGGAAAGCTTGTTGCAAGACCCTTAACAAAGGCTGCACTTAGTACACCATGGCTTAAGAATAGAGATTTTCTTTATCGTATTGGAGCAAACTTATAGGAGGATATAATGGCAGCTAACTTTAGATTTACCTCTGAAACACTTGAACCTACTCTTCCACATATTAATATTCCTTCTTATAGTGATGAAGAAAGGCTTGAACGAGAAAGGATACAGTATCTTTCTGACCCAAATAAAGTAGAAAGAATTGTATCTCACTTAATGAAAGAACACGTTCCAGAAAAAAAGAAAGAAAAGCTTGCAATGAGTTCTACGCTTGCAAAAGTTGAATCTTTAATACCAAGTGATGACCCGCGTAAAGGTATGGGTTCTAAGATAATGGATGAAGCAACAGTGGCTATGATGGGAAATCCAGATTTGCATCCACTTGAAGTTATTAAGAAAGTGTATGACAGAAATGTTGAAGAAAAGAAAGTAGCTACATATAAGTATTTAGAGGATAAAGAGAAAGGATTTCTCGGACTTCCAGGTTTTGGTTCGAGTATATTTACTGGTTCAGTAATTGGAAGTAAATATGCATCAATGCCTGGATATGATGAGTATAAAAGGAAAAAGGAAGAATATAATAAGACACATTTCAATACTGATGAATTTTCAAGTATTCCAGAAGCAGCTACATGGGGAAGTATGTTTACTGGAGGAGCAATCGGACTGGAAAAGTTTGGTCTTGCAAATGTTGATAAGGCAGGTAAACTTGGAAAGGTTGGAGCTGCAGCATTGAAAGTTGCTAAGTATTTACCAACTGGTTTTAGGTCAATACCGAATCCTTATCTTAGACTTGGACTTACTGCACTTGCAGCTATTCCTGAATTTTGGGCTTTTGAGGCAACAAAGCAAGCTGTTACTAAAGCACCTGGAATGGAAGAAGTTCCAGATTTACCAAAAGAAGTTCTTGGATTTGTAGCTGGTGGTGCTGGGTTTTCTGCTGTAAGTAAGGGTATAGCTAAGCAAATCAACAAATGGGGAGAGGCACGTTATTCTGCAAATAATGCAGTAAAAGAGATGGTTGAAAATCCTGGAATAAAAGAAATTCTTAACGCTACTAATTTTGATGAGAAATATAGAAAGCAGACGGAACGATTATTTTCTGATAGTGAATTTTCTATGCGTAATGTTCCTGGGTCTGCGGCAGCTAAAGCAGGTTCAGCAAGAGCAAAAATCTCTACTGAACAATTGTCAAGAATTGAATCTAAAGTAAATGAAGGAATACCATTGGAAGAAGCTGTTGGTCAAGTTCTTACTCAAGATAGAGTACTTGGTACACTTGATGCTATTAAGACAAATAAGTTCTTTGATGAATTGCTTAAGTCTTCAGCTGATAAACAAGAAAAAATGCTTAAAAATAGAATATTTAGGGATGCAATCAACCGCGGACTTGACCCTGATGAGGCTGTTTCTGAGGTTCAGAAAGCTACGGCAAAATGGAGCTTTGATAATGTAATAAACTGGGCAAATCAAAGTACAGTATCACATGCACCTGAAGTCTCGGCCAGTCTGCGTACGCTTGGTTACAGTGATGAAGCTATAGAAAAGATTCCTGTTCGTATAGGTAAATCTCTTTTCAAAAGACAACAGGTTGCTCTTAATGCAGAAAGAGAGAAGTTCGAGATAGAAGCAAGTAAGTTATTTCACGAAGAAGCTGGAACAGCAACAGAAGCTACGTTAATTAATCCTCATTGGCATTCAGATATTAACAAAGCACGAACTGTTGTCGCTGAAACAGAGACGTTAACAAAGAATATTAAACCAGAAATTATCGAATCAGAAAGTCCAAAAATTGTATCTTCTGGTGGTAGACGTCCACTGTTTGGTGAAGACGAACCAGCAAGAGATGCAAGTGAAGATGCATGGTACAGATGGTTTAAGAAACAAGCTGCAGGAATAGATGAAGGTGCTACTGAAGCTAATATGTTTACATATGCTGGACCAAAAGGTGGTTCGCTTCCTGATACAGTTCGTAGAATAGAAAAGCTTAGTCCTAATATAACTAATGCTTATACAAGAGTATTTGAAGAAAGGCTCAAGGAATTCAATAGTAGATTTGAGAAAGTTATCGATGAAGATAAAAAGATTGTAACTGAGATAATAGATAAGACTGTAAATGAACCTGTTGAAGCGGTAAAGACACTTTCATTAACTGATGATATAGCAACAACAGGACTTAAAAATGTTGCTGAATTAGAAGCTAAAGTAAAGGCAAAAGAAGCTCGAATGAAAGCACTAAGAGAAGGATATGAAAAGTTGTATGGAAAACCACCTAAGTATTCTGCTGAAGCAGGCGTAGCTAAGGAACTTGAGGAATCTTCTCAGTTAACTAAAGGTACGACTACGAAGACTAAAAAAGATTTCGACAGGGAGTCTGTTGACTTATATACTCGTATGAGTCAAGGAAAGATTTCACAAGACGAGTATGATGAAGCTCTTAATGCTTTACTGGATGAGCATGGAGGTGGTTGGGGTAAGATGATGGCAGCTATAACGGCTGGTGCCAGTGCACTTGTTTCTCTCAGTGCATTTGCTCCTAATGATGCAGAAGCTGCTAATGTTCCAAGCGGTGTTGTTACAAATGCTAATGTTAATTTAGTAAAAGGAATGGTTAAGGACTTTAAAGGAATAGTTTCTGAAATTATAGATAAGAAACTTTTCGTTCCTTCATATGTTAAAGGCTCCTTTGACTTTGGTAATAAAGGATATGCAATATCTGTAGTTCCAAGTCTATCAGCGATAACAAGAAAGAAAAAGATTATTGGTCAGAATCTTTTATCTCCTAATGTTATTGGAGAAGTTTTGTATAACGCAAGAGATAAATACGGCAATAAGCTTCCAACAAACCCTATGCCAGAAATTGCAAACAGAACTTCTATTGCAATGGCTCATACCATGAAGGGACTTGAACTTTCGTCTGATATTATGTTCTATGTTCCTGATGGAAAGTCGCATCAGAAAGAAGTTGCAGAAGCAATGAAGCCGTTACTTGGAATGAATGAAATAGCTTCTAAAGTAAGCTTCCATCAAGGTAATATTGAAAGACTGGAAGAGATGATTGAAGGCATGATAGGTAAAAAGTCAAAAGCAAAATTATCTGAAGTAGATGCACTTGTTCTTGACGGAGAAATAGAAAAGATTATGTTGTTGCAAGATGCGTCAAGGGCTGAACTGAAGAAACTTAATTTTAAGAAAGAAGAGTTCGATAAACAGTGGCGAGCAATAGCTGAGGGACTTGCAGAGAAATATCCAAGCTCAAGGATTGCCTTTGCACTTGAAGGCGAGGGTATGTCAGCTAATGACCCTTGGGTTCTTAAACACATGACTGACGAAGAAAAAGTAGCAGTAGGACATTTTCGTAGATTCTTTGATAAGATTGCTGAGTATTTAATAGACATAGGTGAAAAGCCTATTCTTGAAAAACCTTATATTCATCACGCTACGCATCCAGAATCTAACTATGCAAAACTGAAAAATGATTTGAGCAAATTTGCTCTTGACCCTGAAAATATACTCCCACTTGCAAGGTTGTATCACAGGAATTATAATTCTAAACAGATGATGCCAGATATTCAATATATAATGCAGGAGTATTTACCTGATATTTTTAAGAGAATCGAAATGATAGATTTCTGGAAGAAGGGTAAACCACATGGCTGGCATACGCATATGATGCAACTTGAACAACTTGGCTGGCGAGGTCCGGCTGACTTCATGAAATCAATACAGAAAGGATTTCTTCCTGAGGACAGAACAACATTTAATGATTTAGCTCGACAGATATATTCTTTTGAAGCAGCAAGACTACTTGGTCTTAATCCAAGTCCAGGGTTCAGACACCTTATGAAACTTGAAGCTAACTGGAGTAACTTTGGTATTGGAATGAGTGCTAAAAATATTACTCATGCTTTTAGTCTGTATAAAAATGATGCTGTTGTTAATGCTGCTGAGAAACTAACAGGAAAGAAAATGACAAGAGAACTGGAGACTGAATTATATAGACAGTTTACACATGCTGGAAATATTTCAGCAATAATACAAGACTTCAGTTTATATGAACCACCAAAAGGCTGGTTTGAAAAGATAAGTAGAGGAATATCTGAAACAACGGGAGTTATTATTAATAACACAGAACGTTTCGACAGAGCTATGAGTTTTGTAGGTGCATTAGAAATGGCTGGAAAGAAAGGTATGACAGCAGAACAAGCTCTCTATGGCTTATATGATACAATACTAAAGACTAATTTTCTTAGTGGAGCACAAAATCCTTCATGGCTCAGGAATCCTAAAATCAGAGCTATGTTTATGTTTCAAGGAACACCATTTAAAATTGCTGAACAACGTGCTCTTGATGCGTGGAGAGGTGCGCGTGGAATCAAATCTGCAGCAAAAGAGTTCTATGAACAACTGCAAGGTCTACGTAAAATGGTTAAAGAAGGTGAACAGGAATTTAAGTGGAATCTAATTAAGGATGCACTTGAGGCTGAAAAAGATGTTTTTGGAATACCTTATGCCTATCAACTAATGAGAAGAATGATGATAATAGGAACAATGATAACTGGAGGAGCTGCTTTGTTTGATGCTGATATGCTTGGTCATGTAATACATCCTCCATTTATAGCTTTTGAAGGTGGTATAAAAGTAAGACTAAATCCTATGTTAACAGCAGCTTTTGAAGCTAAGAGTAAAGAGGATGAATTCTGGTTGTCGTCATTCTTTAAGAAATGGTTTAACAGTGGGCCGATGCCTGCTGCCGTTAGCAAAGCTCTCAGACTTAGTGAGGATGATATTCCTAAGATTTACAGAGACAGCAAGTTCCGTTATCTGTTAGGAATACCTGCCACTAAGGAAGAAGATTAATTAAAGGAGGTGAGATAGTAGTAAAAATTCTATTTAAAAGGAGATTGTAGTTATGGCTGGAATGGTTTGTACAGTACAGGAATATAGGTGGAAAGTCGGAATTGATAAGATTGTTTTCTTGTGGACTTCAGATGACACAGCAGGAACTGCTACAGCTGTTACAGCAAACAAGTATACTGGGGAACTGATTCGTTTTGTAACAGACCCTCTTACACCAGCTCCAACAGATAACTATGACATTGAGATTCTTGATTCAGATGGTGTAGATGTATTAATTGGTGCAGGTGCTAATAGACATACAACTGCTACACAACAAGTTATTGCCTCATCACTTGGTTGTTGCTTTGACACAGTCTTGACACTTTCGATAACAAATGCTGGAAATTCAAAGAAGGGCTTAATTGCTCTTTATATAAGAAAATATCCGTTATCGTAGATGAATTATGACTGGAAATGGCTCATTAGGTTTTGAAGAAGTAAGATTTATCAGCTATATAGCTGGAATAATTGGTGTTGGTATAGCTAATATACTCGGGTTCTTAGCTACAAGAACAGTAAAGAAAATAGATGCTAATCAGGATAAACTGTTCAACAAAATTGACCAACATGAAACAAGACTTTCACGACTTGAAGGAGAACACAGAGTTATGGCTGGCCACAAAAAGTTCTTAATTTGCGAAGAGGAGGAGGATTACAGTTAATGATTCCAAGTAAGATTATACTACATCACTCGTTAACGAAAGACAGCGGAACAGTGAGCTGGAACGCAATCAGACGCTACCATAAAAATGACTGTTCATGGTCAGACATAGGATATCACTTCGGTATAGAATATGTTACAGACCCTGGTAGTCCAGAAGGTAGTTATGAAATACTCATAGGAAGAACTCCAGATGTTCCAGGTGCACATACAAGTGGACAGAATAGTAATAGTCTTGGAATCTGTTTCGTTGGTAACTTTGATGTCGAACCTCCTCCTAAAGGTCAGTGGGAAGCAGGGTTAAAACTTGTACGATGGTTATGTAAGGAATTTCATATTCCAAAGTTCTGTGTGTATGGACACAGAAAATTTTCAAGCAAAACCTGTCCAGGTACTTTGTTTGACATTGACCTTTTTGTACATCAGATTTGATTGGAGGATTTATGTCGCTAGAACTGTATAATGCAGTTAAAGATAGTATGAAAACTGGAGATGTTATTGGCTGGGATGGACGAAGTATTTTGCATACAGCTATAGACTGTTTCACTAAAGGTGAGATTGGTCATGTCTCTCAGGTAATAAGACTATCTGAATATGAAGGACTAGAGAGGAGAAGATTTCATTCGGAAGCAACAGCACGAGGGATTCTTCCCTCTCTACTTAGTACTCATCTTAAGAATTATGAAGGAACTGTATGGTGGTATCCGTTAAAAGATGAGTGGAATAGTAAGAGAACTGAAATAGGCGAACGAATGATTGCTCTTATGGGCAGAGGGTATGATTATACTACGCTATTTAAGCTCGCTGTTTTTCATCCTGATGTAGATGACAGAGAACTTATTTGCAGCGAGTATATTCAACTTACCTTATTAGGTAAGCTTGTTAATGATAAAGTTATCTATGAAGGTAAGATATGGACACCGCCTGAATTATTAATGCAAAACTTTTACAAAGAGAGGGTGAAAATCTATGAATACTTTTCTCAGAGTTGCAGTACTGATAGCGATTTGCCTCATCCTTAGTAGTTGTGCTACCAGTTATACTGCAACCAAAATCGGTCAGAATATTGGGGAAAGCTTTTCTAAGGCAACAGCTATTGGTGTACCAGTTGCTCAGAATATAAAGAAAGATTGGCCGTACATATCTGGGCAACTTAAAGGAATTACGGCAGGAGACTATGAACGTATAGTTCCTTATGAAGTACAAGAAACTATTGATGAGCTGGACCAACTTTCCTTAAAGGAAGGCGAACTTACGATGGAAGACAGCGGAAAGTATATGGGTCTTGTTGTTCGACTTGAGTATTTAGGAGCCAAGTTCTTTTGGGAAAAGTATGGAATAAGCTTATATAAATGGTTTAAAGTATTTATAACAGGAGGATAGAAAAATGTCAAAAGATTTACAAACAAACATCGCAGCAGGAGTGGGTGCAGCAGCTGTCATAGCACAGTATATTGCTGGAAAGTTTGGTGTCGACCTCGGATTAACAGCTGATGTTCTTTCAGCTATTACAGTTGCTGCAGGACTGTATATTGGCTGGAAAGTAGGCAAACCAGGTAATACTCCGGAGGTGAAACCATGATTCTCTGGAATGTTCCAAAGGAATTACGTCCTGCAAAGGGGATTATCAATGGAGTTATTCTTGGTCTTGTACTGTGGGCACTGATACTGACTGCCTGCTTTGCACAGAACTGGAAACAAGGCAGTGATGTTACTGTTGCCTGGGATGCAGTTACATCTGCAACAGGAACAATCAGTTACAAACTGTACTACAAACCTGCAGCAGGTGGGACTGAAACCTTTTCAAAGGCAGCGACTACAACACAGGCAACACTGACATTACCAGAAGGTAGATGGTACCTTGGAGTATCAACGGTCAAGACGATGGGGGCGGACAGCGTGGAGAGTTCGATTAACTGGTCGGACAATCCCGCTGTGACGTTTCAAGCACAAACGTTTGGTGTTTTCTATATCGCACCGGCACCGCCACCAGTGGGTATTAGGCCGCTGAATTAGGATTGTTTAGGGGAAAGTAGGGGAGGTGAAAGCCTCCCCTTTTCTTTACAACTCGACAGGGTCTGTCTTCTTAAGTTCTTCTTCCTTCAAAGCTTCTTCATCAACAAGCTCCTCGGGCTTGTCTTCAGTCTCCACGGGCTCAAGGTTCTCCGGTATTACTGCACTGGCTATCTCCATTAGCTCAGCACGTTCTTGCTCAGGGAATTCGTTGAAGTTATTCTTTACCCCTGCAATCATGTCGCTCATATCAAGCTTAGCGACAACACCGATTCCCCTTACCTTTCCCTCCGCCATCTCAGTAATATCATTCCACTTCCAGTTTCTAACTGCCATGTTTATCACCTCCTTTCTTCTTTGATTCAGGTGGTAAAATTTTTGTACTTTCTGGTAACCGTTTGCCTCGACTTGCTAACCAATCAGAATCAACGTACCAGATTTCTCCTGTCTCTCCGTTCGGCCCTCGAAACTGTCGCTTAACTTTACCAGTCCTGATTGCTGTAGTTATTACGTTGTCAAACTTGTCACTGTCTAAATCTCTCCATACCATAGACAACAAGTCTTTCTCTGTTACATATTTTCTTGTACGAATAAGCTGCATGACAGTATCAACTTCACTTGTTACAGATGACTTACCGATGGCTTTAAATACAATTCCCATGCTTTTCTCAACTTCCTGTATTTCCAGCATTGCTCTTTCTATATGTCTCCACTCAAGGATTCTTCTGTCAGATTCAGATGCCGCACAAGCAAGTGCTACCTTAAGTAAATACATGGGTTTTCTTGAATACCACCCATTAAAAGCTGGGTCTTTACATAGCCTGTCAGGGTCTAATTCTTCGTATGCGTTATACCACTCGTCCCATTTCTTTCCTGCTTCATTAGAGAAATCATACTGACCAACAATTCTAGATATTGAATATAAATCAGCAGAAAGTTTCTTCTTTAATTCTAATACTCTTGGACTTTCCTCAGGACGAGAACATTTCTTAGCACGACGGTCAGCCCAAATAAATAGTATACGGCTCGTAAGTCCACCACCAATTGCTGTACTTGGCAAACAACTTGCAAGACTTTCTGGTGTTGTTGCTCCCATTAGGTTAAGATAAATACTCGGAATAGTATTGTTTCCAGAGTTCTTTGTCCGGTACTTCCACGGAAGTTCTTGACAATCAAATAAGTCAGTAAGAAGAACAAGCATTTTTGTATTCTCCTTTTTCTGACCAAGAAAACTTTCAAATTCTTTAGATATAATACTTAAGCTTGAATGTGTCAAAGTACTTCCGTCCAAAAGCTGGTCTTGCTGTGCAGAGTTTTCCAAGTCCTGAAGCAATGCCTCTTTAGTTACAGCATCAGCACTTGTTTGTATTTCAGGTACCTCACTCATTATCTGAAGACCGAAATTAATCGCCTGACTTTTTCGTGCAATACCTGGCTCAGCAACAAGTACTATATACATATTGCCGTAGACTTTTATTCGTCCAAGACTCAAATATGTCTTCTTTCTTAGTGCACTCGCAATAGCTGAGAAGCCTACCCACTTATGAAATATAGTAGCAGGTTCAGTTTCATTTGTATATTCCATATAAGCATCCAGCCAATCACTTAATTCTCTTGGTCTACTCATGTTATGACCCAGTCTCTACATAATATACTGCTTAGTGATATACCTTGTACTTTAGTAGATTGTGGGTTCTCTGCTTTTTGTACAAGTATCTTTTTTATTCTATCAAGTTCATTTGTAATATTAGAGAAGTCTAATGTAGTATATGTATTAGCACACAAGCCATATATCTTTTCCCAGTTGAAAGTCATAGATACTATAAGTATAGTATATTCTATTAATATCTTATACTTAAGCTTACCAAGTTTCTGTCTCAGTATTATATGGTCAATTCTATCTTGAAACACATCAACATCTCTACGCCTCTCAGCAACTTTACTAAGTCTCCATTTAAGATTCTCTAATACTTGCCTTCGTTGAGCATCGTTAATTACTGCTTTCACTATATGAGGATGCTGCTTTACCTGCATGAATTCCCTCCTTATGCCATTGCCACAGTCCGTAAATTGCAAGCAAAAAGTACACTGTGAATAGCGTCCCTTGTTCTGGTAGTCCATGATAAAAGTCTATAACTGCCCAAGACGCATTAGTAAATGCCCAGATAACAAAGCAACTTTTCATCTTGTGTATATTTATATAGACTCCTATTAAAGACCACATACTTGTAAGCCACTTAAAACCAAAGAAAAATATCACAACAAAAGAAGTTACAACAAGTACCATAGTAACTACGTATGGATATTGCTTAGTTAGGTTTAATATCTTCAATGTTATTTATCTCCTGTTAATTCTATTACTACAATTGCAGTCAAAAACAGAGCTGTAATAATTAAAGGAATTATTTCTACTATAAATTCCTTCCACTGATTCCAGTGTTTCATCTTAACAGCTCTTCATGATTGAATTCTTCAAGTTCTTTCCAGTTTGGTCCAGCCTTAAAATCAATCTCAATTTCAAAAGTTTCATTATTAGCAGCAATCTTTTCTCGCATACATTCCACTAATATGCTTACAGTTTCAGCACGCCTGTCTTTTCTTGATAATACATAAAGACCATCATGAAGCTGAAGAACCATCCAAATTCTATCTCCATATTTTCTGTATATTCTGACAATAGACCTGTTCATTAAGTCTCCAACTGTTGACTGTGGATTGTAAGCATACGCACTTCTGAACAGTGCTTCGTCAAGTCTACCAAGAAATCTGTGAACTCTGCCAAAACAATTCACAAGTGTACGCTCTCTTCTTAATTGGTCTTGAATACGCTGATACCATAAACGAAGTTGAGGTGTAGTTCTGTGATAAAGTTCTTTAAGAGTTTTGGCGTCTTTGACACTGCAACCAAGTGTTGCACTTATAGCTAACGGTCCAGCATCATAATTACCTGCATGACGCAGTGTCTTTCCAATACGTCTATGCTCCTTAGTTACTTGTTCTAAAGGAATACCAAACATCATACTGGCTGTTAACTTATGAATGTCAAAATTACTTTTTTCTTCATATGGAGCATTGAATCGATTCTGAAATAATACTTTACTCCGCATATCATTTATAAGATATGCAACAACTACTGCTTCGGCTTGTACATAGTCAGCACAGATATACTCGTATCCTTCTGGAGCAGTATACATCTTGCGGGCGAACTCAGGTATGTTTTGAAGATTACCGCTACCGTAAGGTAGAATAATTGACTTACTACTCGACCATCTTCCAAACGATTTTCTCCCTTCGTCGTCAGTATCTTTGTTGTCCATCTTCTTTCCAGTAATATTATACGAAGTATGGACTGTACTATTAGGACTTAATTCGATATCTATAAATGAACGCTTATATTTATCAAACTTTTTTGCGTTCAAAATAAGATTAAATATCGGATTGTCAGGAACAAGTTTAGAAAGTTTCTTCAATGCTTCTTTATCTGCAGATATCTTACGTGGGTCGTCTTTAGATTTACGCCTTTTATACTGAACAGGTAATCCAAGGTCAATATAAAGTAGTTGTTGAAGCTGTTTAGGAGAGTTAAGGTTTACATCACATTCCTTAGTTGTGCCGACCTTCTTCTTCAACCTCTCCGAGAGCTCGCTGCTCGCCTTTACAACTTCGAGATTACACTCCTCAATTAGTTCCTGCTGAATTGTTTTATCAACATAGATGCCTTGCATCTGAAGCATAATGGCTGGTTCGAGTTCAGACATTTCAAACTCAAAGGTATGACGAACTCCCATCCTGTCCATCTCCTTCTCCAGTACCATAGCAACTCCATGAGTCCGGCAACAGTCCAGTGCATTATACATAGACTTGTTGTCTTCAGCCAAGTGTTTCCAGGGTGGAACATCCAACAAAATGCTGGCAAGGAAACCTAAGTCTCTTGGCAACTCTGGAAAGCAACAGTGTGCAGCAAGAAGCGTATCCATATAAACATTTGAAATCTTAATTCCATGATTCATAAGGATGACTGCTAAGTCGTAACTTGCATTTTGAATTATAATAGGTTTTTCTTTAAGTACTCGACCAATCCAGTACCACAGCTCCCGTTCTTCGTTTTCAGACAGCAACGGATACTTACCATTGAGTATCCTTACTGACATAGCAAACCAAGGATTATGAGCAAAACCAATCATGCTAATATGACAGCCTGGCTGCACTGTTTCTATGTCAGTAGTAACTGGACTGTCCATTTCTAACAATTGTTTACAGTATTCAATAAACTGCTCTACTTTTACGTCTGGTAATACAACAGTCTTATCTGGTGTAAGTCCTTGGAACTCCGAATGGAACTTAGCCTTTCGCAAATCCAGTATTGTGGGAAAGTATAACTTCCAGTCGTAGTTAACCGCTTGTGGATGGTAAGTAGGAATTACCTTTACTCCTGGGACTAATGTACTTTCAAGTGCATAACCTCTTAAAGTACTAATACGTTTCTCACCAGTCAGTGCCCATAAAGCTGTTGCACCTAAAGCAACTACTACATTAACCTTTGACTCTGCTATTTCTTCTTTCAACTGTTCTATCCAAGCATACAACTTTGGCTTAGGAATAGTACACTTCTTGTCCTCGAAATAGAAATTAATTTTATTTCCTGGTGGTCGCTCCCTTGCAATGTTTCCAACAAGACATTCTGGTCTATTAATTCCTGCCTGAGAAAGGAGCCAGTTGAGGGTACGACCTGCGTACCCCACAAAAGGCTTTCCAATAATGTCTTCGTCTTTACCTGGGGCTTCACCGACCAAGAAAATCTTGGCATCTTGTGGGCCTTCAGTATTAACAATCATTCTTTCTTACCTCCTCCTATTACCTCGAGTCCTGCAGGCTTGTCGAACTGTGCCTTGCAAGCATCAACAATAGCTTGTGTTGGTTCTGCATGACCACAGTTTGTGCACATGAAACCAGTCTGATGATGGATAAATCCAGCCTTTCCGTTGGGACTAAGAATGCTGGATATTCCTTTAATAATAAAGACCGGAACCCATTGTTCTCCCTGACATTCATTACAGACATAGGTGGGGAGCTGAGATACGTCTACGTTTACCTGAGCCTGCATCGGTCTGCCAGGTTGCATCTGATTACTAAAAATCTTTTTATCCATTACCTTCCTCCTTTTCGAGTATCTTGTCCAGTAAACAACGTATGTCTACAAGGACAGTTAAAATCATAACCTGGAGTTTGTATACAGGAGAGATGATGTTTGGGTCAGCTTCTTGTAACTCCTTCACACGCCCTTCCAAGTCATAGTCATCAACAAAGTACTTACGTCCATCCACTGTATGCCTCCGAGAAAATAAAATTTTTGGACTTTCTTACACGATACAATTCACCTTTTCCCACTCACTCAGCCTATGCAGTGTAGTTGCATAGCTCTCCTCCGCAATGTCACAGCCAATGGGAAACATCTTCATATCCAAACCAGCAATAATGGATGAACCTGAGCCCATAAATGGGTCGTATAAAATACTACCTGGTAATGTTGTTCGAGCGATGAGCTCTTTAAGTAATGGGACAGGTTTCTGTGCCTGGTGCATCCTTTCACTAGGTAGAACTGGAGGTACTTGCATCCAGTCTGGTTTTCCTTCTTCAACGAGTCTCGAATCTGGACGTCGGGCGAAGAGTGCAATTTCATATGCAGCTGAAAACCAATAGTCTGGGTTGTTGTTTTGTCCACTTTCGTTTTTAATCCAGATAAATGGTCTGTCGCTGCAGAGCCATCCTGCTGTTCTGAAAGCATCTCGTAGAAAGCAGAAGTTAGTTGGGCTGGTAAAGACGATAGCGTGAGCCGTCGTCTTACAAAACCTCGCCGATTCTGACGCGAGTGCTTTATACTGTCTAATAGCTTCTTCTGGCGTATCTTCATACTTGTAACCTGCTGTTGATAGCCCACCTGTTTCACCTCCTATACCCATAGCAATCTTATCTATATTTATACCATAGATTGGGTCAGTTAATAATAAGTCAACAGAGTTTGTTGTTTGTCTCTTCATATGTTCATAAGCATCACAACATTCAACTGAGAAAAGCTTGTTAGTTCTTCTCTCAATCTTCTTCTCGTACTGACTAACTGCTTCCATTCTTTCTACAAGCTTAGTCATTCCCTTTACAGCTTTTCTTATTTCACTTTTCGTAGTACATTCTTTAAGTGAAGGAAACTGTTTAATTGCCTCAGCGAGTTGTAAGTCATCGGATATTGATTGCTTACTACGCCCGACAATTTCAGCTGTTTTTTGTATAGTCCAACCGCCTTCTCTACCACTGGTACTTTCACCATGTAGTTTTTGTTTAAGCTTGTGTATTTCATCTATTGCTAAAAGTTCTTCAGCAGGAGTCAACGCTTTTCGTTGTAAATTTTCTTCTAATTCCAACTCCCTCATACGTAAAGGGTCTATGGTATCGTTAAAAGCAATTAGCGCTTTTCTGTTCCCGAGTATACAAGCTGCGAGTCTTCTTCCTCCCGCAATAAGCTCCATGTTCCTGTTGACTACAATAGGTTGTAGTTGACCATAACGCTCGAAACTTGCAAGTAGTTTCTCTACCTCTCCAAGTTCAGTCCTTATACGAGGGAGTTCTTCTTTTACCTTAATAATATTAGGGTCTACTTCAATCATCGTCAAATCTTGGTATTCCATCTAAACTTTCCTCCTCTTCATCGTCGTCTTGGTCGCCTCCATTCAGACTTTTTAGAGTCCTTAAGTCTTTTACAGATATCTTCAGAAGTTTAAGTAAAGCTTTCTCATCCTCTGTCAAGGCATCCGCCCTTTTGTTTACACTGTATTGAGTTACTTCGGCAAAGTCTTCTCTTCTTTTGTTGCGGTAGTTGCGAATAAACATCTGTTGTTCTTCGTCAGACATTTGAGTAAAGTCTGGGTAAAGAGATTCAAGTAATGCCATAGTTCACCTTATCCTTTCGTATCCTGCATCGTAGAATGCTTTGGTATAAACTTCCTGTATGAAATCAGAAAGTTCCTTTTCAGTAAACACATACAGATGCATGACAAAGAGCTTAGCATTTTCCCACTCTTCATCCTTGACTCGTAGGTCTACTTTTTTCTGTGCAATATATCTTGCGAGCATTTCAGACAATGAAGCTACGATAGTTGCAAGGTCTTTCTTTAAAGCTACTTCGCCCATACCTACTATCATGCTGTAGCTCATACGATACTTTTCTGTATCTACCATACTGCCTCCAGTTAAGAAGCGGAGCCAGGTTCCCGTTTTGACTTACTCGTGGGAGGAGATAAGATGTGGGAGACCCAGCCCCGCCGGTTCAGTAACCTGCTCAGGTGCGCCTTACGGCGTAGCAGGTGTTGTTAGCCAGCGACCATTTTGCTGACGTCGTTGAAAGTCCGCCCCTCGAACTCTCTCATACCGACAATGATTCTAACGCCCAACCCTATCCAGTCACCGTTCTGCAACGCTGTCACAATCGCCTTCGGAGTTGAGACATCAATCTTCATCTCATCACCGAACTGTTTCAGCATATTGATTTTTGCCTGGCGTTTTGTCATCCTGCCAGACTTGGTCAGCTCATTTTCGTCACCGAGCTTGGGCAGCCAGTTCTTGTAGGATATAGTTGCACCGTCAATAGGCGTTTCATCATCTGACATATAGCCACCGTTGCCATCAAGGGTAACAGTCCAGATGATGCACTGGTCTTCACTGGAGAACTTCACGTCTGTTACATTTGCAGTGTAGCTACCACGAGGAATCAGTGGTGTAGGCTTGAACTCCTCTTCTGCGTTAAAGTCGCCTTCGATGTTGAAGTCAGCACCAAAGTCTCCGCCTTCCTCAGCAAAATCACCACCACCCTCAAATTCCTTTGCTGCCTTTGTTTCTTCTTTCTTCTGTCTTGTTGCCATGTTCAGTCTCCTTTTCGTTAGTTTATTTCGTTGCTTTTTTCTTGGTCGGTTGTGTTAGGTACGCCATGACCTCATTGTAGTCGTTCGCTACGAAGTGGGGTAGTAAGCCCTCCTTGCCAGACAGCCGACTACGAGCATTCTTTAAGCCAATGCTTACTGTCTGAACCATATACTTTACTTTGTCTCCCTCCTTTCTCACAGCGGTATAGTACACTTCGTCGAAGTAACCTGGCATTCTGATAGACAATTGCCCAGTCATCAAAGGTTTGACTTCGAGAATTGCACCTGTCTCGTCATCCTTCACTACGTCCATATGTGAAAGGACTACGATATTACAGTTCATGCTTATTAACTGTCTAAGTTTTCCTTCAATGAGATTTCTTACCATTTGATAGTGTACATTCCAGAGTGGTCCGCCAGCTGCATTTCGTTTAGGGTCAAGTTGTAGTGCTCGTTCCATAGCTAAATCAATAAGTCCTGTCGTGTCATCAAAGATTACAGTTTCGTATTCGCCTTGGCTAACAGATTTCGAGACTTCTCTGAAATCCGATTCAAACTGAACCCAACCTTGCGGTGCAATAGCGTACTGACTGTAGTCAAAATTGAGTCCGCGATACAGAACAATACCACCGCTAAAATCAAAAACAAACCCAGGAGTAGGAAAAGTGCTGGCAAAAACAGATTTTCCAGTCCCAGGCGGACCGATGATAAGAACTTTGTAAAACTCTGTTTGTATTGAGACGTTCTGAGCATTTTTCATCTCCTTTACTCCTCCTCTGCTTCGACATCCCATCGCTTTATTATATAATCTGGAATGCGTTCAGTTATTTGGTACGCATCTTCTGGATGAATAGGAATAGTCATATTAGTTTCACAGATTCTTGAATACTGACACAGTTTGTTATAGTCATAACATCTGTCAAACTCAGCTGGAAAATATGCTTCTTCCCAGCAAGTAAAGATGTCCCTGCACGTAGAAAGGAAACTGTGTTTCCATTTTTCTATGTCGGCGTCATTAAAGATTTGTGGAGCTCTTGCAAAGTCAATAGTTAGTTTGCCATACAGTCCTGTCGTGGGACTTTTCCTTGCTGTTGCTTGTGCTATAGTAACAAGGACTCCTTCGGGCTTTTCTTGTAATGTCCTTTCAGCTGCATAGCTGTAACCAATGACTGCTGTGTTACGGTGCAGACGTGTTGCAATAAAGTTGGGATTCATTCCTGTTGTCTTGTGTTCATTTATCCAGAAATTCCCTCCCAACCTCATTTGCATATCTATCTTTCCAGTAAAAATGATGCGAGGGAGTTTCCCGTACATCATTCTTTCAAACGCAGTATCCTTTGTCAGCTCAACAGCGAATACTTTCTCTGTATCTACAACTTCTAACAGACCTTCATCATGAGAAAAGTGCGTCATGTATTGCAAGAACATGGTAGCACAATTCTCGAGTGTCCTATAATCGTCATTGTAGATAAATGCAGCAGATTCTCTGTCCCATATACTTTTCCCTCGCATTATTCCAGCTTCCATCGCATGCTCACGCTGACCCCATCCCAGCTCTTTTATGCCAGAATAGAAACCTTCCATAAAGCCGTGCCAGGTACTACCAAAGCGGAGAGCCGTGCTTCCCTTCTCACTCTGGATACCAAGCAGGTTTGCGAGTTGGAACTTCCGCTTACATTGTGCAGCGTTTTTTCGCATAGTGTTGTCAATTCGCATTTCTTCCCGAAACATAAAAACCTCCTTTCGTTTTGTCAGAAAGTACAAAATTTGTACGTTCTGGAGACGGTGCAACTGCCCCTCTACATTACTGCTTATTAGGACAGAGGACTTACGTTACACCGCCTTCCCACAGTCGACCAGTGGACTACAGCTTGAGTCCGAGTTTTGCGAGCAGGTCTTTCGCCTTCTTCTGCTCTGCATCGCTGAGGTTGCCGATAGCATCGATGATAGACTTCTTGCTGACCTTCTCACCAGCAGGTGCACGGACAGTCCAGTCACCCTTCTTCAGTCCTTCCCAGACTGCGTTGATGGACTTTACTGCATCCTCACCAGTCTTACCTGCAGCTGCGTCGCCCAGTTTCTGGGACAGACCGTGCATGGAAAGGTTGGCTTTGATTACATCGCTGAGTTCGTTGGCGTCGAACTTCAGGACTGCAGCTGTGGTGCCCTCAGTAATCTGTAATACGTTTCCTGTGATAACTTTCTCCAACTTCTTAGCCATGATACTACCTCCTTTAATATAGTGTATAATACCCCGCTAACGCTAAGGGTTTGAAGCCACTGCTTTGTTTACAACCAAGGGGAAAATCTCCAACCCACATATAGAGTGTAACATAAAATGGCTCAGGTGTCAACAATTATTTTTAGTTTCATCATGTAAACCTGAAAGATTTATGTCCACCCTTATCATGTTAGTCCCCATTCTGTAGCACTTAACTGTGATACCATTAGACAGTTTTGTGTCATGTCTTTCAACCTGTCCTTGATATACAGTCTCGAGTGCACGCTGAACTCCCCTCGCTATTTCTTTGTACCTATTTCCCATAATAGATTCTCCTTTCCTCATCAGTTAATCCTCCCATAAGTTCTTCAACTTCTTCATAGGGAAGTCCATCTCTGACCATTAAATCAAGTCGTCGCCGTCTGTCAGGGTCATCTTCCAGTGAGACCTCTCTCACAACTCCGTTGGCATCCTTATGGATTATCTTCATCGGAGTAACCTCTCGCTTGGTTATTTTGACAAACAGCTTCTTCTTGTTATCTGAGATTGCCCGCTCAATCAGCATCCTTCCTGCACAGACTGGGTCGACAGACATATACTCGTCTTTTAAATCCAGCAACTTTCGGCGGAGTTTTGTCTGAGCAACCTTGTCTGTAACAGGTATAGCATAACTACAACCTTCCTTCAAGGTTATAAGCTTTGCAAATATTTCTGTTTCGTAACTCATCTTACTCCTCCAGAAGCTCAGCCTCAACACTGACGTCTTTGCCGTACTTCATAGCCATTTCAGTCTTGAGTTTGTCCCTGACTTCTTTCAAAACAGTTTCGGCTCCGCCAGGTGTATGCTCAGCCACTATGTCAGGGATTGTTACAAGTGCACTGTAGATAATATTAACTTTAATTTTCATACTTCCTCCTTTAAGATAAAAATCTTTTGTCAAGCTCTTCCATCAGAATATCTATGACTTCGTCAACGGACTTAGCTTTGAGATACTTTCTGCACTGACTACAGTAACGGACGTGATAGTTCTTAACACGGTAGTTGTCTCCGACACTCTCTACCTCGACAGCAACAAGACCCTTCATAGTCCAATCAACAGTCATGTGGTACAGCTTAGCTTCGCTGTGTCCACAGAGTCTGCAGACCTTAGTCACAACAAGGTCGTATTCCTTGGGTATATGGACTAAGGCCTTTTCAGTTTTCTTCTTTTCCTTCAGGGGAATACCCAGCACTGTGAGAAGTTTTATCTCGTCTTCAGTTAGATTCCCCATCGTTTCAGCATCAATACTCAGTGACTTCATCATTACCTCCTATTAAGCTGAAAGCTTGTTGTATTCTACCTCTACTTCCTCAGGAGAAAATGCATCACATAGTTCCTCTTGCAACTGGTCGAGTTCCATACCATCTTTGATGGCGAGTTCTACAATACGGCTCAGTGTTTCGGTCCGATTTTCTTCCTTAACCTTCTCGGCAAGTGAAACAACTTGACCACTCTGCTTGATGATTACAGCTCCACTTTGCAGTGACTTCTTTACTGTCACATATAAGACACCGTCAATTGTTTCCTTTGAAATCATAAGGTCATAGACCCTTGCTGCCTTACGTAACTGGAACAGCCGGACTCGTACAGTTTGCTGTTCGTTTTCGCTGGCACAAGGAATTAGCATTGTGTCACCCTCTTCCATTCGCAAAGCCTGCTCGAAATATTCCTGTGTTGTCATAGCTCATTCCTCCATTCTTGGTAGACCTTCACTGCCCACCACACCAGTAATGTTATCCAAGTTTCCACGGGCCTCTCCTTTCTTCATAAACTCTTCAAACCACAGTACCCAGCCTGCAGCATATACAATGATGCTAACCATTTCTGCCTTCTTCATATCGGGGTCTTTGATGTTAGGAATTTCCTGAATCTTCTTAAAGATTTGACCCCAGCCGAAGCCACCGTCAGTTACCCTGTTGGCTACCATCATAGTTTGCTCTTCGAAAGGCTTGTTGTTAGCATGACGCTCCTTTCCCTTACCGAATGCAGCTTGGTTGTAAGCAAGGCTTAATGCGTAAACCAAGCGTCCATACAATCTGTCTTTTTTCTTACTCATTTGCTGCTGCCCTCCTTTTCAGTATTTTTTCACAAGCCTCAATCACACAATCACAGCAGAATGAAAGTCTTGCTCCGTTGTGATTTAAGGCAAGCTTTATAGTACCAACAGAAATCTCATCACCACAAAGCTTGCAGTGTGCACGTCTTCCGGTGGAGGTAACTTTCAATACTTCAGGGTTTATTGACTCGAACTTTCTTGGCACGTTTAGCCTCCTTTTCAAGTATTTTTCCAATCTCCAGCAATTCCTTGGTCGTAAGCAGGTTTGCTGTCTCATCCTCGTAAATGTGAAAGCATCTTCCTGCTCCCCAGAATGTCCAGTGCATACCCATCCTGGTATACTGCTGACTGATAGTGATTTCTTCATCGTCAGTCTTAACATCCTTAAGATTTGGCATTATCTTTGCCACGTTTCACCTCCGCAAACACAGGAAATCTTGGGACGTTCCGTCCAGGTGTCAGATGTTGATACTTGACAACGACAATTCTGCCAATAAGATTCTCTTTGACGTTCCAGTAGTTCTGTCGCTGTTCTGCTGTGAAACCAGAGCCGACCTTGAAAGTCCCACCATCATTGCTTATACAAATCAAGGCACCGAGTCGACCTTTAGGCTGACCATAAATATCCCTTTCTTCTTCATAACCCAGAATTTTGTAGCTGTCTTTCTTCCTTGGCTTGAACTTCATTATTAGTGTGGAACGACTACGCTTGTATGTGGCAAGTGGGTGCCGAACAATTATTCCTTCGTAGCCTTGTTTCTGAAACTGCTCAAGCCAAAGCATGATATTCTGAGTGTCGCCGTTGTCACTGCGATAAGTTTCGACTACCCGCAAAATGTCAGGATTAAATGCGTACTTAGTGAGTTCAAGCAAACGAGTTACCTGAGCCTCATTAGAAATTGTGTCGAAGATATGATACTGGATTTGTTCGTAGTCAGGATGCAAGTTTACCTTGCGAGATACTCTGGAATGAATTTCCTCAAAGGGTAAGCCATGAGCGTACAACTCACCATCCAACTCAATTTCATTCATTCCAGTTTCAAGCAACGCCTTGTTGATGTGTGGTACACTTGTAATCACGTTGCCTTCGCTGCTCAGAAGCGTCACAGTCTTGTTGTAGATTAGTGCCCTGCAACGCTCACCATCATACTTGGGCTGGATTAAGACATCCACGTTCCACCTTTTCAGGCGTTTCTCTTCAAACGGATAGCAAAGCATAACACCTGTCCGCCGTTGACTGGAAGGACGCTCGCCTTCATGTTCTTCCAGCATTTCTTTTACGCTGGTATCAGGATTGTAAGTCATGAAGTGTTACCTCCGTTTTCTGCTTATGCAGGCTCTTGTGTTTCAGGCCCAGGAGTTTTTCCGCTCCCCTCAGGCCTTGCTTTCTTGCCGATGCCCTGTCCTTGGCGAACCGCAGTAGGCTGACCTTTTGCAAAGAATCCGGCTGGGTCGTCTTTTCCGATGGTACGCTTACCACAATCCTCCAGAGCCTTCGTAGCTCCCATTCTACGCTTCCACTCATTTGTCTTGTCCTCCTTTATCTGCCACCATAAGCAAGCTTTAGTAAGTACTGGGTCATCCCTGCCATCATAGCGTTTACACGCTTCAGGTCTTTTGTCGTAAATCTTGCAGCCGAGTTTGGTCAGGTGTTTACAATCTTTGTGAATGATAGTGAACAAGGTTGATTCGTCTGTTCCACCCATACCACTAACAAAGAACTCAAATCCCTTGGTTTCCAAGAAAGCGAATTCTTCCTTACTCCGAATGTCTACTGGCATGAGCGTAATCTTGCAGCATTTGAAGCATTTCAGGCACGCCTGGCTTCTCAGCTTTTCAATCTTCTGTACTTCTTCATAAGTCGCTGTTGGCTCCTCGTTTGCTTCCAGAAATTCCTTGTCGAAGGCAAGGCCTTCTTCGTTATACTTCTCTTCCATTTTTTCCTCCTTCTTTATTTTCTTGTTTACTTCCACAGCTTTCATGTACTGCTTCTCCGTAGCCCATTTCAAAGCCTTGCTTGTAAACTTCCCAGAATACAACCCAACCGGACTTGTTATCTTCCAGGTCAATTTGTGGGCCTATACCATGTTTAGTGTTGAAAGCAACCATGCCTTTAAAGTATGTCCAGGCAGGATGCTTCTCCTTTGGAACCACAGTCATGTTACCGGTACCTTTCGGCATAAAACCTCCACTCATTGTTAGACCTCCTTTTCGTAGGGATATTGTTTTCTTATGATTTTTGCTACTGTTTTGTAATTCATGCTGAAACGTGTTCCCAAGTTAGAGAAGGAGAGCTCAGGATTCTCTGCCTTGACTCTCCTAATCTTACGAATTACATCATCAGATGGACGCGGAAATCTTCCTTTGTGATTCTCACCTGAGTTCATACTACTTCTTCTCCTCTGGAAACGTGAAAGTGATCTGGATTACCTGAGGACGCTTCTTTCCTTTAAACAGAGACTTGCGAATGTAGATATCTCCGTAAGGGCTGTCGGGGTCGCCAGTCCCATATCGTAGGGCTCCTTTTGTTTCCTTGTTAAGCTTGTACTTTTCCTGATGATTAGCCATATTCGGCCTCCTTTTAGCCCTGTAGGGCTTTGATTTGTTCAGCTATTTTGTCAATATAGCTGATAAAGCTGTCAAGTGTAGATGGTTCTAAGAAGATTTCATTCTCAGGTCTCATGCCGTTGTCTGTATAAATGACAAAGGCATAGCCATCGAATCTTGCGTAAACACTGTCCCCACAGTAGGTGGGTTCGAACTTAGGTATTTCCCTATTGAGTGCCATCTTGTTTGCCTCCAGAAGATACAAATTTTGGACTTTCTTGGAACATTACGAAGCAGCTGCAGCCCATACAAGAAAAGCTTGACCAGCCTTCCCTCGCTGCCAGCACGAGACAACTGCCGTATCTCTCGCAGTCGTGGTATCTATGCCGAGAAACTTCGTCCCGCCCAAGCGTGCGGTGGAGTTCCTTAGGTCTCATAACTCAACACCGGCATCTTTCAGGAGCTTTGCTATTCTGAACATGATGGCTGACTTCTTCCGCTCGTGTACACGAGCTGCAGCCTCAACCAGTCCAATGAGGTTTCTTTCAAGCTTTGCATCTTCGTCACTATCCCAGCGATACATATGACGCTTGGGTTGCTGAAAGTATTCTTCTGCAACAACTGAGTCAGCAAGATACTTTGTGGTACCTTTGTCGCTTGCAGCCTTTATGCGTTGCAGAACTCTCATATGGTCAGGGCTGTATGATTTGTCAGGAGGAGGAAAAGAAGTGAAGCGGTTGTTGTGCATTTCTTCCACGGTTACTTTAACACCGTTGACAATGGACTTGAGACTTTCAAGACTGTCAACACGGGAATCCAGGGAATCAACGTCGTCTGAAATATCAGATTCTATCTCTTCAAGCCTTTCATCAATTGATTCCTTGAGTTCCCCGACTGTTGCTTCGACAAGACGCTTTATTAAGAAGTAGCGTTTGTCAATCTGACCACGAAGAGCCTTGTAAAGCTTTTCCTCAGTCTTATTGAAACCACTGGGAACAGGCTCTTCTTTTACAGCTTCAATCTGTTTGTTAATACGAGTTTTGGTGTTTAATCTTGTCGCCATTTGCTGCCTCCTTTAGTTTATTTTCATTCTCTACGAATTCATCGTAGGCTTTGCTAAGCAAGTTTCGGATAAGTTTACTGACTTTCAATCCCTGCTTATTTGCCACAAAGATAGCTTTATCATATTCTCTTGGTAGCAGATAAGTATGAACCATATATCTGTTGCGTTGCATCCAAGCCACTATTTCACCTCCTTCTTATATTCCTCGTTTGTTGGATAAGAATTTCGTCTTGTTTCATTTCTTAGTCCTCCAGTTCCTTTGTGTGGTCTGTCACGGTGAGTAAGGTTCCTTCCTTAGGTGTGATGGTGATTCCAAGAGTCCCAATTGGAATACTGCAGCGACTTCCAGCGTAGACTTCAGCCCTTATCTTGTGCTTCATATATAAGGCTCCAAAAGCAAAGGAACCCGCAAGCAGAATAAGTGGAAGGGCTATTGCAAAGAAAGTGTTGATAATTTTCTGTTCTTTGTCAGGTCTCAATTTCTCTCCCTCCAGTGTTTGTTAGCTGCCATCTGCAGCAGGAACAGGGCAGCCATTTCTGGTCTCCTGTTAATAAGTAAGTCCATTGTACAAATATTCATAAGTTTGGCTTCGATGTCTTTACTGAATATCGGCACGCCTATAACTTTGCCTATCCTACCAGCAACTGGTTGCTCAGCCATGTAATCGCCTCCACTTTGGAATTAAAGCTTTTGAGGATTGTAGCCTGGATGCCGTTGTTAGTAAATGCCCTGACTACCCACTTGTTTTCTTGTGGATTGAAAGACATCTTGGTAATGTCAAACTTGGTAACTTTACCAGCTGGGATAGCAATAGTGCTGTCTTCGTTCCAGAATACCTTCATCTTAGGCCTCCTGTGCAGCGACGTGCTGTGTCCTGAGCCTCATCTCCCTGAAGCACTTGTAGCACATATCTGCGTCTGGCTTCTTCTCAAGCAGATTCCGCTTCAGTCCCTTACCACAAACAACACACTTTTTAACACCACTTAACTGATTAAACATAAACGGCTTCTTCATTTAAGTCCTCCTTTTTAATCCTGTCCCATTTGGCTTGCCAGAATGGTAAGCTCAAACCAAAGGGACAGGTTTTGTCAGTGCATTTAATACACTGTTTCTTCCAAGGCTTTTTGCAGCGGTGTCTTTTCATATTAATACTGAGTATAAGTTGACTTAATTACTTTCCAGCCAAACGACGCCCATCTTCCATCAGTGGGAGTTTCCTTTTTGCTGGACACGTGCTTGACTAACACAACCTCCCGCTCCATGTGATATTCCTTTTCGTGATGACAGACACCGAGGTTTAAGAGATTGTCGTTGTATCCGCCCTGAGGATGAGCGTTGCTTGCTGGGTAGCAAGAATCGTAGCGAAGCATATCAAGGGGAAATGCCCCGCTGCCTTTAACAGTGAACGTCCAGAATCTTACCATTTTAAGCCTCCTTTTAAGCTTCCAAATTTTCAAGATATTTGACCAAATCAGCTTTATCCACGAAGCTAACCTTCGCTCCTCTGATTCTGCGTCCCCACTCGTCATGTGCAAAGAGTCTTAAGTCAGACAGTGTCAATTCATAATTCTGTTTGGCTTCCCGCTGGGAAATGCCGTACCTTTCAACCAATACACTGATTGCTTCATCCCTTGTTAACATCAGGTTTCTCCTCCATTGGCTTAATCACAACACCTGCTTTTGCCAACAATTTAGTAACTGTTGCCCTGACCTTCGGGTCTTTCATAAGCTCCCTTACTCGTGCTATTTGTTCCTTAGTCATTTACCTGCCTCCTTTTATTGTTTTCAGTTTCCTCATTGTCCATACAAAGACTATAACATATTTTTACCCAGAAGTCAACAAAATAATTAAGTGTGTTGTAATGGTGTAATGTAGTAAACCAGTAAACCAGTAAGCCTGTAAATCGTGAGTCTATCCCATGTTTGTCTCTGGACAGCTGTTTTGTCATTTCCCAGAAGGATACTTTGTATCCAAGGAAGTACAATTTTTGGACTTTCTGACTCTTTCTCAGTATTCTTTTTATTATTTCTTTTCTATTATTTTATTACTTATATATTATAATATATATCTATATATAAATAAGAAATAAAGAGAGAGATTAACAAAGCTTAGAAAGAAGATTGAAAAAGGAAGAAGATTGAAAAAGGAGAAATAAATACCAGAAAGTACAAATTTTGTACCACCTGAAGTGTTCCAAGAAGTCCATACAACAAAATGGGATTAAACACCATTTACTGCCTTACTGGCTTACTGCTTTACTACATTACTACCCACTCCCATATTATTCTTACCAGTTTATAAACTGCCTATTTTGTCTAAACTTGTTGGCTGGAATTCGAGAAACTGGGCTTTGCCCAGAGGACAAAAAAGAAAGGCACCTGGACAGAAGTCCAAATGCCTTGAAGGAAGGAAATTGCGAGGAAATGCTGAGGAACTACCTGGAATTCCTAATTGCTTTGCCAATAAACTTCTTGATTGAAATGTCAGTGATTTGCTCATAGACATCATCATCAACTTCTGAATTACTGAAGTCAAGCTCATCTCTGATGTATTCTACAAACAGCGGGTCGAGCCTCTTGGACGGAACATGGAAGATAACTTCGTTTGCTGTCATCTCCAACTCACCACCAAGCTTCTCGATAGCCTGCTTGGTAACTCTTACATAAATTCTCTCATCACTAGCCTAGTCAAATCTCCTTTGGTTTTATTTAAGAGTTTATTCTACAGCCAACTCCCGACAATGGGTTTTAAGTGTTATTCGTAGATTGTGAAGCCAAGCCCTTCCAACAACTTCTGGGCTTGTACAGCTGTCATCTTTGCTTCTTTGGCTTTCTCGTTCAGCTGTGCTCTGGAAATCTTTTTGCTGAATCCGCCTCCGCCTTTCTTAGTCCACGCTGTTCCGTCAACTATTCCAGCGTAAGTCGTCCTCATGACTTCGATTGCACCCTTTGCGTCGAGCTTCTCGTCTTTGCTTCTGGCAGTCGAATCGCTGAGTTTTTGTTTAACCCCGTAGGCGATTGTGTTCTGCTGTGTTCCGCCAAGCTTTTCGAACTCACTGAAAAGCTCATTCAGGTCGAAGTCCGCTTTCTCTCCCGAAGGCATCTCTACCTTCAGTAATACTTTGTCAAGACTCCATTTTGCCTTTGTTCTTTCGTTATCTGCCATTGTCTTATCTCCTTTCAAGGTTAGTATTTTCCCATGTCAGGAGTTAGCTGTCAGATGTCAGGTATTTTGCAGGTTTTTATTTGTCCAGTTCCCATCATTAGAACTGGGAGGGTTTGCGAGAACAGCCCACAACTACATATTCAGTTCCTGGTTAGATGTCCAGGTCTGCTGGTCAGGACGCTAGGTTATCGTCCGTCTATACTCCGTTTTCCCAGCGGTAGGTTTCACATCCTACCCGTGCAGAATCTAACCTGTCCTGCAACCGAGAATATTATACCATAATTTAACTAACAATGCAAACGACATTTAATTTGCTGTATATGCTATTCCTTCGACCCCCCCCCAAGACCCCAACCCACCCCTCGGACGGGGTAGAATACTCTCTCATTCTACTCGACTCAAAATTTCAAATCCCAGAAGATACAAATTTCGTACTTTCTGGAATTTATTCCTCCCGCGAAAATGTCTGACGTTAGGCGTCAGCCCACCCACCCGCCCACTTCTGGTTTGTAAGTTTAGTCAGTTAGAAAAAAATTTTAGTTTAGTCAAAGAATATATTGACAAATTTCCCAGTTTGTAGTATGATGTACTATAGGATATAGAACATGGCAAGAAGAGAATTCGAAGTAGACTCGGACGTTTTGCTGGA